AGATATTGTGCTACCTTGTGCTGTTGATGTTCTTGCCAGAAAAGCATAAGTACCAACATCTCCAAGAGCCGTACTGCCCCCAGCAGGATCATCATATGATATGTCCGTACCGTCTGAGGTTAAAACTTGACCTGCTGTTCCGGGAGCTAGTGCTGCTGTAGTACCGCTTGCATTACTATATATAATCTGACCTCTAGTCAGTGTAGGTGTAGCAGCAGCCCAAGACAGGTCTGTACCGTCTGAGCTAAGGACAGTACCAGCACCACCAGCCGCTAGTCTAGCAGTCTCTCCACTAGCATTACCATAAAGTATAGAACCCCTAGTAATGGCATCTAGCTGATTTAGCTCACTAGCAGCAGCGGTCATACTTGCGTCTAAAGTAATAACATCTACCCACCCATCGTTAGCCTCGTTCCTAATCTTGAGGGTATTAGTGTCTGTCTCATACCACCACTGATTAGCATAGGTAGTAGAAGGCTCTGCATCACCAGAAGAATTAGAAACAACAGCCAAGATAGCGTTATTTATATCTGTCCTAGTGGCAGGAAAAGTCTGATTAGCTATATTAAAATCGTGTTGACTCATGTTATGTATCCTACTCTGGCTTTACAGGCCACGTTACGTTAGGGAAACCCTCTGCCGCTGGCAAGTCTCGCAGTGCTTGTCTGTATGTTTTCCAAGCGTCTGACATAGTTACATCGCTTAATGCTCTCCAATCAGTAGCCGCTAATTCAACGTCCCTTGTACCTCTAATCCTAGATGCTTTTTCTTCATCCGTTGAAAAATCTACTACTGAACCAGAACCGTCAGAATTAACTACATTGTAGTTGTTATTAAGAGAAGTCAGCCATTGCTCGGGTGTCAACTCAATGTTCGGTGTAGGTATAGTATCATGTAGGTCATCAGTATAATAACCTAGAAGACGATTGTCGGGACTTATGTGAGCATAATATTTCAAAACTTAGTGTCCTATTGCTATGTAGTAGATCCCAGTGGCAGGCACCGCACCCCTAGAGTAAAAGGTCACGCCTGATGTAGAAGGTGCCCCTGACGCCCAAGCAAAGCTGTTGACAGTAGATGCGGCGTGTGGAGATATGGCTATGGTTCTACAGGCGTTTGGAAAAGTTGTGGCAAAGGTAACAGTGCTTGTACCACCTGTACCAATGGAGCCACTTTTCCCCCATTGAATAATCAAACCGCCGACTAGGGTGATGTACCCAGTGGCTGCGGTTGATAATGCGGTATATGGATTAGAAGCACTTGCAGCAGCCCACGATATGTCAGTGCCATCACTTGTAAGGACAGTTCCAGCACCACCCTTGACAAGTTCTGAGGTTACACCAGAGTTATTGCCGTATATAATAGAGCCTCTAGTTAAACTGTCTAAAAGGTTAATGTCTGCCCCAGATGCAGTAATAGCTGTTGCCCCAAGAGTTAGCCCTTGTGTAGTGATAGACAACACATTATTATTAGACTGATCTAATACGCAAATACTGACCCAAGCATTGTTAGCCTCATTACGAAGCTTTAAGGTATTGGTATCTGTCTCATACCACCATTGATTAGCATAAGTAGTGGTAGGCTCTGCATCACCAGAAGAATTAGAAGCTAAAGCTACGAAAGCACTGTTAAGGTCTGCCCTAGTAGCAGGGAATAGTTGATTAGCAATGTTAAAGTCATGCTGCGACATTATGTTAGTTCCTTTCCGTAGCCCTTAGCTACATAGTCTAGGGTTACAGCGTTTGTACTGACTGACGAACCAGTAAAGATGTTCATAGTAAAACCAGTTCGGCTTTTGTTTGTGATTGTGTATCTGTCACCATCTGTCATATCAGCTAAGGATATGCCTATAGCTGGTACATTAGCAAAAGCGTTTGTAAAGGTTACGTTAGTGGTCCCCGTAAAGGTTATGTCAGAACCCGATTCTACCCGATCAGGCATGTCTACTTCAACAGACAGTTCACTTATCTGAGGGGAAGAAGTGTCGTTGGTTGATCCTAGTATTGCCCTAAACTCAAAAGCTCTTGCAGTTATATCACTTACGGAAAATGACTGCCAATCTGTCCAAGTAGGTGTTCCAGACGGGTCATCGTCAGTGTGCCTCAACTCTAAGGTAACAGATGTATCATCTGCATCAGACCCTACAGTATCAAATTCTCCTGTCGCAGAGTCAAAAAGTGTAGACTGTAAATCAAAAGTATCGGCATTGTTAAACCTAGTGGACTCAAAACTGTAGCCTAATCTGCAAGTAGCTTTAAAACCAATGTCAAGGTTGTTAGCAAAGTAGTATATGCCAGAACTTTCAAAGGTAGTTACAGTGTCGAAGTTGTTGGGCCTATCGTCAAAATCTCCCGTTGCAGAGTCAAAAAGCTCACTTATGAGCAGTAATTTATTGTTAGCCTTTTCTACGTTTGACTTAACTCCGCTAAAAGAGGGATGTTCTGTGAGCGTGGCTACAACATTCAACTCTTCCATACCAACGCTGGTGATAACAAACTTGGCAGCATTAACTGAGGTATTAGACCCACTAGCGGTATCGTCTACAGCTTTTATAAAGTAAGTTCCTGGACCTGCATCTGACAGAGATAAAGTACTACTACTTGAAGGTACTTCAGCTAATAGGAAAGAGGAGTTATATAAAGCACCAGAAGTAGCCTTAGAGTATCTAATGATGTAGTGAGCTAAGTCTAAGTCAGGTACTGGTGTCCAGCTTAGGAATAAGTTGCCTCCGACAAGGTTGCCAGAGAAGTTAGTTACATCAGCAGGAGGTGCTCCTAAAGGCTCTACAAATTGATTAGCCAGAGTATTATATGGGCCGTGAACACCCAAAGAGTTAGTAGCTCTTGCTCTTACATCATAAAATCCGTCTTCTATGCCTACGACCTCTACACGGTCTGTACCTACAAAAGCTCCGATTGTACCTAAAGACGTATAGTTTGTATCCCCTACTTTTCTATACTGTACCTCTGCTGTGTCCATAATGTTAGCAGTGTTTGTAACATCTATGGTCATAACCCCCAATACTTTACCCTTAACTCTTCTTAGTTCTGACCCCAAGGTTAACCCAAGGCTAGGCACTGTAAAGGGAGACAACAGAGTAGTATTATCTCTCTCGTAGACTATACCATCGTTGACTTCATCAAAGACACTTTCAGATATTTCCTTGAGTGTCATTTCTACTTGTAGGTCGTACTCGTTCTGTAGACCAAATGTCCAAGAGGCAACCTCAAACTCTTTGTTAGTCCAACCAAGTCTGGTGTTAGTGATCCTTACATTGTCACCTGTCTGTACTTGAAAAGCCCTAAGACCAAATGAGGCTTGAAACTGTAGCTGTTGTCTATTGCGCTCAAGCATGATCCTAGCTATACGCCGAGATTCTATTGAGTTGTCGGTGAACGGTAAGTCCATGTCTAAGGTAGACTCTAGACCACCATCAGCAGTAACAAAGGCAGCGTTAGTTACAGGTGGGAAGTCTGTCACTTGCCAGTTACTTTCGTCACCCCTAAACGTACCATTAACTGTGTTGAAGTTATCTCTACGAGAGTGTCTAGTTGCTAGGCTTATACCTGACCTAAGATCGTCTTCATTAAGGTCTAATACAGGTGCTGTCCACTTAGCAGCCTTTACGTTCCATGCCCCCTGAGTGTACCACAGAGTAGCCCCCATAGACGTTATAAGCCCCTCTAAGAGTTCTTGTGGTGTAGTTGCTGTGGTGAAGGCACCATTGGCTGTGTATCGTGTTGTACCAGCGTCTGTGTTAGTTTCATCGCATATGTTAGCGGCAGTAGTAAAGGCTGTATCGTTTATGTTAGCAACAGCTTCACCTAATCCGTACCCTGTAGCTGTCAGATAGTCTCTTACACATAGAGCAGGGTTATCAGACCAAGCAGTAGTTGAGGTTCTAGGATCGTATACCTTCTTACCTTTAATGACAGCACTAATCTCAGGTACGCCATTAGGGAAGGCATCTGTGTCATAGGTCAACTTAACATACAGGTAAGCAATACCACGAAGTCTGTGGTTCCCTGTCCAACCAGATACAGCACTAACTAGACTACTGTCAGCAGCTTGAGTAGATGTGCCTAAGTGTTCTTTAATTGTCACTAAACCACTATAACGACTAGGTGAGGTAACATTACCACTACCGTCTATAGTTGCTACTTCATCATTAATGTATATCTCTTCAAAGGATTCTACCTCATGTCCAGCAAAGGCTATCACTCTATGTAGTTGTACGTTGTCTGTACCTGTAGTGCCATCAAATACTCTAACACCAGCGGTCTTCATCTTACCGTAGATAATTTGGTGGTCTAAGGCTGAACCTGTTTGTGTTACATTATAACCTCTGTTAGACTTACCACCAAAGCTACTTATGTCTTTAGGCTTAGGTGCCAAGGCACTCATAAGAATACCTAAGCCAGCGTGTACATAGAATACAGGCAAAAACGCCGCCGCTCCACCAGTAGCTACCATAATAGCAGCAGTAATAGCTGCAACAACAATAGCCCTGAAGATACCTTTAAAACTAAGACCCATTCGTATTCTTCCTAACTAGCAGTTCTGCCCCAAACAATTTCTTTATCTTGTAGGTCTTCGATAAAGTCTAATCCAAGGTCTCCGGGATACACTGATTTCTGGTAAGCAGAAGTGTACCTAGCAACTCTTGGTCTCTCTAGGTCTATTAATTTGTTTTCTACAGTTAGTTCTATAGTAGCTGTATCAGGGGATTCCTGTATGTTCATCTGATCCATGTAACCAGAGAACACTTGGGTTAGGGCTGTAGTGTCTGAGGTAATACCAAAGTAGATGTTACACACTCTGCCTTGGTATGGCTGTGTAATGGCTAGTGCAACTACCTCAGAGGTCATGCCACTAAGGGTAATAGTTGCACCCCTAACAGATAAATCAGATGCCTCTTGTACATCAGAGATGTTTAGTAAATTGCCTGATCCTGTCCAAGTATGCCCTCCGTAGGAAAGGTCTCCAACCCCTGTCCACAACCTAATCTCGTCAGGGCTATCAAACAAGAGTTCTACAGCAAAGAAGGGGGAGATTACATCATCGTCTAGGGCATTAAGTACTACCGAGGGAATAGTCCTAGTCATTATGTAATTACCTCTACAGCCTCAAAAGAGATACCATAGGTACTAGAGTTCCCTATCTCCCACTCTTGTACATTACTTACCAACCTAAAGACACCCTTAGCGTTGTCTACAGTCACAGCAGCACCAGAGTAAGTAGCCTTGAGGTTAGGCCATATATCTACTGAACCTGTAGCTGATACGTCTGCCAAAACTTTATGTAACTTAGATGTACTGGTTGTACCCAGTTGTATGTAGTCACCAGCTTTAAGGGTTGTCCCGTCAGAGATAGTAATGGTTACAGAGGAGTCGCCAGCAGTACCCGTAGCTGTAAGAGAACTGTTAGTAGCTGTACCTCTGGGTTCTGTGCAGTTAGGATCACCTAAAAGAAAGGTATGCACTGGTCCCTGTAACGACAACAAGAAAGCTACCCAAGGTTCACCTAAGTCTCTGCGTACAGGTGGTATGGTAACTGAGGCTTTCCATGCTTGACCTGTGTGTTGTACTACCTGTTGCTTATAAGTAAAGGGAGACTCAGAGGTGGCAACAGCGTTCATAGCACTAAGAGTTATTTGTGCAAATCCTATATCAGTTGGTGCAGTCTTTAGTGCCATGAGGTTTCCTTAACGAAGTTATGAAGAGGTAATAGTTTCCCAAGCAGAACCTGTGTTAAAACACATCTTGCCTAGTGTGGTGTCAAAGACTTGCATACCAGCTCTGTTAATTAACGCATTCTTCTCGGTGGTTGTAAGACTGGGAATTATAGCACTCCTAAGCTCCATAGTAGATATAGCTTTAGTTTCATCAGCACTAATATCTACGACTACAAATTCATCAGTAAGAGACAGTGTCGCGAGTAGAGATGTAACGAGCACTTATTATCAAGCATTCGTCCTAAGAC